TTTATATACAGTAAAGCCCGCATTGTGTTTAGTTCGGATATGATGGTAGAATATTCTTACTTTATACCCTACTGATAGAACCATGATTGATAAAAAGCCCGCCAATAAAATTAAACTGAATAGGTCTCAAATAAGGGAAGGACTAAAGCAGATACCCATGGAAAGTATCATCATGGGTGAAGGCAAGAAAAGGACACTCACAACAAAACAAAAGGGGTTTATCCGTGATGTGGCTACCGGTAAAACAAAAGCCCAAGCCTACAGGGATAACTATAACTCTAAGACTACTAAAAAACTACAGGGTGATGCCGGTTACAAGTTGTCCGCTAAACCCGTAATAAATGCTGAGATAGAAGCGTTTAGATTGGCATTGGAAGCACAGGCACATTATGAGGGTGCTAACCTCAAGGCGTTAATACTCCATCAATTAACTATACACGCCCTCAGTCCGGATACGCCACCGGCTACTCGTGTGCGTGCCTTAGAACTGCTGGGAAAGTCTTACGATGTTGGGCTATTCGTAGAACGGAAGGAAATAACTACTATTAATAGTTCATTCGATGCTAAGAACAAACTAATGAAACAACTGAAGGATGCACTCAAGCGCAACGCCATCACAGTAGATTATGATATGACGGGTGAAAGTTTACTCGATGAAATCAAGGGAACGCCACCGCCAGCCGAAATCGCCGAAGCCGAAACCCACCCCACCCGCACCACCATATATGGGCACGCTGACACGCCATCATATACACATAGTATTCCACACACTAAATCACCACAAATTGACTCACAAACCATTGATTCTAAACAAGAAAAAGAGCAAGTGGCAACGTTGCCAGATGACACAAACAACATTAACAATGATGCGCAAGTTATTGATTCTAAAGGAGAAGGGGAGGGGGTATTAATTTCTACGGACGAGGATAAAGGTGGAGTTACAGAAACACCCCCCGTCACTGTTTGGAATGAAAAGGGGTAGGGGGGGTATATGGAAAATGAAGAGTTTAAGAGAAAGATGCGTTCTGTGGATGTTGATAAGGCTATAGAGTTGATGTTAGAGTTCCAACGCCGCTGGGAATTAGCGGGCATTATTGCACGGGGCTGGATAGCTAGTGCGCAAACAAAGACGAGACAGAAATGACACCACGACAGAAAGAAATCTATATGATTATTGATGAGTTCTGGAAGTCGTATGGATACGGGCCGTCAGTAGACGAAGTGATGTATATGGCAAATGTCAGCGGTAGGGGTAACATTCATCGAATTATGAAGCGCCTTTGTGAGTTAGGGCATTGTAAGCGGATGCCAGATAAGGCACGGACTGTCAGACCATTAGGAATAGTGATGCGTAATTTATGAATCTTGAGCAGATTTTAGAAAAACTCCCTCCGGGCGAGCGTGAGGAAATATTTCGGGCTGCTGCGCAGTGGATAGCCAGTGACGAGATGGAGAAGGCACAGGAAAGTTTTCTACCGTTTGTAAAGATGATGTGGCCGGGATTTATAGACGGAAGACATCATAAGGTCATGGCAAAGAAGTTTGAGGAGATTGCTGCTGGAAAGACAAGACGGTTGATTATTAATCTTCCGCCTAGACATACGAAGTCAGAGTTTGCTAGTTACTTATTGCCGGCATGGTTTTTAGGGAAGTTCCCAAATAAGAAAATAATTCAATGCTCGAATACGGCGGAGCTTGCCGTGGGGTTTGGTAGGAAGGTCAGGAATTTAGTTGATGGAGAGCATTATGGTAAAGTATTCCCAAATGTCAGTCTTAGACACGATAGTAAGGCTGCTGGTCGGTGGTCCACTAATTCTAATGGTGAGTATTTTGCTATTGGTGTGGGCGGGACTGTTACTGGTAAAGGAGCTGATTTGCTTATCATTGATGACCCACATTCCGAACAAGAAGCAGCGTTAGCCGCTGGCGACCCGTCTGTTTTTGATAAAGTCTATGAATGGTATACGTCAGGTCCCAGACAGCGACTCCAACCGGGCGGTAGTATCGTAATTGTGATGACAAGGTGGTCTAAGCGGGACTTAGTGGGAAAGATTCAAAAGGCAAGTATAGAAAGAGACGGAGATAATTGGGAGGTAATAGACTTCCCTGCAATCTTGCCAAGTGATAAACCTTTATGGCCAGAATTTTGGAGCTACGAAGAACTAGACGCTTTACGCTCAGAACTTCCGTTGTCAAAGTGGCAAGCACAGTACCAACAACAACCGACTTCCGAAGAGGGAGCGATTATCAAGCGAGAATGGTGGCAGATTTGGGAACCAGAAAGACCACCTAAATGTGAGTTTATTATTCAAAGCTGGGATACTGCCTTTACGAAGACGGAGCGGAGCGACTATAGTGCGTGTACAACATGGGGAGTTTTCTATAAAGACGAAAACGAGGCAGACCCGCACGTTATTCTTCTTGATGCGTTTAAAAGACGTATGGAATTTCCAGAATTAAAGGAAAAAGCAATGGAACACTACCGTGAGTGGGAGCCGGATTCTTTCGTGGTGGAGGCAAAAGCTTCAGGTGCGCCATTAATCTATGAGCTTCGGGCGATGGGCATCCCCGTCCAAGAGTTTACACCAACAAGGGGTAATGATAAGATAGTCCGTATTAATAGTGTATCGGATTTATTCTCTTCTGGTAAAGTATGGGCACCGGCTACAAGATGGGCGGAGGAGGTTATCGAGGAGATGGCATCATTTCCAAATTCTGACCATGATGACTTAGTGGATAGTAGTACACAGGCGTTAATTAGATTTAGAAAAGGCGGATTTTTAAGACTTCCATTAGATATGGAAGAAGAAGTAAGGACGTTTAAACGCAAAGCTGCATATTATTAAGGATAAATTATGGCAATGGAAAAAGGTTTATATCAAGCTCCAGAAGGAATTGATGCATTAGCAGAAAAAGAAGAGCCAATTGAGATAGAGATTGTAGACCCAGAAGAAGTTAATATAAGTATGGACGGGTTAGAGATTCATATTGACAATAAAGATGAAGACTTTGGAGATAATTTAGCGGAATATGTAAGCGACCAAGCGCTGGCAACCATTGCAGATGACCTTATTGCTGATTACGATGAAGACGTTAGCTCCAGAAAAGACTGGATGCAGACTTATGTAGACGGTTTAGAACTTTTGGGACTAAAAATTGAGGAAAGAAGTGAGCCGTGGGAAGGTGCCTGTGGTATTTATCATCCATTATTAAGTGAAGCGTTGGTTAAATTCCAAGCAGAAACCATGATGTCTATCTTTCCAGCCCAAGGACCAGCCAAAACAAAGATTATTGGTAAGGAAACACAGGAAAAGAAGGACGCTGCGGTCAGAGTTCAAGAAGATATGAACTATATGCTGACGGAAGTAATGCCTGAATACCGTTCTGAAACAGAAAGAATGCTGTGGGGACTTGGTTTAGCTGGTAATGCGTTTAAAAAGGTCTATTTTGACGCAAATTCTGAGCGACCAGCAGCTATATTTTGCCCTGCGGAGGACGTAGTAGTCCCTTACGGTGCATCTAATCTAGAATCTGCTGACAGAATAACACACGTTATGCGTAAGACAGAGAATGAAATGCGTAGACTTCAGGTCTCAGGATTTTATTTAGACGAAGACTTGGGCGACCCAGTTAATTCTTTAGATGAAGTAGAAAAAAAGATTGCTGAACAGTTAGGTTTCCGTGCCACAACCGATGACCGCTATAAGTTATTGGAAATGCACGTTAATTTAGATTTAGAAGGCTTTGAACATGAGGAAGATGGAGAACCTACGGGGATTGCGTTACCTTATGTAGTTACAATTGAAAAAGGCACCAGCACAATCTTAGCTATTCGTAGAAATTGGTTAGATGGTGATAAAACTTATGCAAAAAGACAACATTTTGTTCATTATCCGTATATTCCGGGCTTTGGTTTTTACGCTTTTGGTCTTATTCATCTCATTGGGGCTTTTGCTAAGTCTGGTACTTCCCTTATACGACAGCTCGTTGATGCGGGAACGCTTTCCAATCTGCCGGGTGGATTCAAAACTCGTGGCTTGCGGGTTAAAGGAGACGATACCCCGATAGCCCCCGGAGAATTTAGAGATGTAGACGTTCCTAGTGGCGCAATGCGTGACAACATCATGCCTTTGCCGTACAAAGAACCTAGTCAGGTCTTAATGACTCTTCTTAATCAGATAGTCGAAGAAGGTAGAAGATTTGCCAATACTGCCGACTTACAGATTTCTGATATGTCTAGCCAGTCTCCCGTAGGAACGACTCTAGCTATTCTTGAAAGAACTCTCAAGGTTATGTCTGCTATTCAAGCACGAGTACATTACTCTTTAAAGCAGGAGTTAGGACTGTTAAAGGTAATTATTGCTGAAGATACTCCGGAGACTTATGACTATGAACCAGAAGAAGGCAGCCGAAAAGCTAAACGGTCTGATTATGATAACGTGGATATTATTCCTGTGTCAGACCCCAACGCCTCAACAATGGCGCAGAAGATTGTTCAGTATCAAGCCGTTCTACAGTTGGCACAAGGCTCACCACAGATGTACAACATGCCTTTATTACATAGGCAGATGCTAGAAGTACTAGGAATTAAAGATGCGCAAAAACTAGTGCCGATGGCAGAAGACCAAAAACCGCAAGACCCTGTTACTGAGAATCAAAGTATCTTAATGCAAAAACCGGTTAAAGCGTTTGCTTACCAAAACCATGAAGCACATATATTAGTACATATGAATGCTATGAAAGACCCAAAAATCTTACAAGTTTTAGGTCAAAGCCCACAAGCTCCCGCTTTACAGGCTGCAATGCAAGCACATATTAATGAGCATCTAGGATTTGGTTACCGAGTAGAGATTGAAAGACAGCTGGGTATGAACTTACCTCCACAGACGGACGAAGCTGGAGAAGATATTTATATGGACCCAGAAGTCGAAGCAAGGTTAGCTCCGTTACTGGCTCAAGCCGCTCAACAGCTATTACAAATGAATCAAAGCCAAGCGCAACAGCAACAAGCGGCACAGCAGGCAAAAGACCCATTAATTCAAATGCAACAACAAGAATTACAGTTAAAGGCGCAAGAGCAACAACGTAAGGCAGCTAAAGACCAAGCTGATAATCAATTAAGAGCAAGCCAACAGCAAATTGAGCGAGAAAGAATTATGTCTCAACAGCAGATAGCGGAAAAACAAGCTCAAGTAACTGCGGCTCAAAAGGTTGCTCAGATTGAAGTTGAAAAACAACGCAACAAAATAGATGGCCTACGTAGTGCAGCAGATATTTATATGCGAGATAAACACAATAAACAGAATATGGGTAAAGATTTAGTTAAAACAGTTCTTAACCGAAAGGAGCGTGAATGACAGCGTTAGAGGTATTACTTCAGCAAATTAACGACAGGGTTACTCAACTGAAGGATTGGATTGGCGGCGGACAAGCTGTTGATTTCAATGAGTATAACAAAATGGTAGGGGAGATTAAAGGTCTGCTCTTTTGCCGTCAAAACATATTAGACCTTAAACAAAAAATGGAGCATTCGGACGATGAATGATTTATCTCAAGCGGTGGACTTATCGCTAGTCTTAAATAAAAAACAGGAAGAAAAAGCAACACAGTTACCAAAACCAGCAGGTTATAAAATACTCTGCGCTATACCCGAAGCCGATGAAAAGATGGATGGTTCAGAATTAATAAAGTCCGCAGAGACAATGCGGAACGAAGAGATTTTGACTACTGTTCTTTTTGTGGTTGACCTAGGACCAGATTGCTACTTAGACAAAGAACGCTATCCAACAGGACCTTGGTGTAAGAAGGGTGACTTTATCTTAGTACGACCAAATGCCGGAACACGGCTGGTTATACATGGTAGAGAGTTTAGATTAATTAATGAAGATTCCGTTGAGGGTGTAGTTGAAGACCCCCGTGGAATTACTCGCAAAACTTATTAAGGAGCCGGACGATGGCAGACCCATACAAATTTCCAGATGAATTGGAAGAAGAAGCAAGGAATGAGGTAGAAATAGAAATTGAAGACGACACCCCTGAAGATGATAGAGGTCGTGTTCCAGCAGACCCAGAACGAGTTAAGGCGTTAGAAGTAGATGTAGACGAACTTGACAAGTACAGTAAAGACGCTAAAGATAAGATGATTCAGATGAAACGTGTCTGGAACGATGAGCGTAGGCGAGCTGATACTGCTGATAGAGAGAGAGCTGCTGCGGTTGAGGCTGCCCAAACTCTTTTTGCGGAAAACAAAAGAATTAAAGGAATCTTAAATTCTGGCGAAAAAGAGTATGTTGATGCTGTAAAAACAACAACTGAATTACAGCTAGAAATGGCAAAGAAAGCTTATCGGGAGGCTTATGATACAGGCGATACCGACAAGTTATTGGAAGCCCAAGAGGAAATGACTAGAGTTGCCATGCAAATGGATAAGATAAAAAACTTTAAGTTACCCCCTTTACAAGAAGAAAATTTTCAGGTACAAAGAGAACAGTACCAACAACCTGCCAGACCAGACGACAAAGTTATGGAATGGCAGGAACGCAATTCTTGGTTCGGACAGGACGAGGAAATGACGGCATCAGCTCTTGGGTTACACGAAAAGCTCAAGAATAATGGTGTAGTAGTTGGCTCTGATGAATATTATGCAAAGTTAGACGAAACTATGCGTAGAAGATTCCCAGAGAGTTTTGAAGAGGAAGCTAAGGAAGACGCTCCGAGGCGTAACACGGTAGTAGCGCCAGCAACTAGGACGACAGCGCCTAAGAAAGTTAGATTAAAAACATCGCAACTAGCGATAGCTAAGAAATTAGGTCTAACCCCTGAGCAATACGTTCGTGAACTTTTAAAATTGGAGTCTTAATATGAGTAAAGTAACAAGAGATTTAGAAACCCGAGAAATAACAGAGCGTCCTAAACAGTGGATGCCTCCGGAACTTCTCCCTGAGCCTGACAAACAAGCTGGGTTTTCATATCGATGGATTCGTGTTTCAACGCTTAATGCGGCAGACCCACGCAACATCTCATCAAAACTGAGAGAAGGCTGGGAGCCAGTTAGTCTTGAAGAACAACCAAAATATAGACTGTTAGCTGCTGGAGATGGAAAGTTTAAAGACAACATCGAAATCGGCGGGTTATTGCTTTGCAAGACTCCGAGTGAATTTGTTGCCCAACGTAGTGAATACTACGATAAACAAACACAAGCTCAGACGGAAGCTGTAGACAATAATTTAATGCGCCAAAGTGACCCAAGGATGCCCCTCTTTAACGAGAGAAAGTCCTCAAGTAGCTTTGGTAAAGGTTCTTAACTTTATTAATGGAGATTTAAATGGCAGCTTATCCTACAATATCAGCCGCATATGGATTTAAGCCCGTTAATCTTATCGGTGGTCAAGTGTTTTCTGGTTCGACAAGAAATTTGCCGATTCAGTATAACTATGGCACCGCTATTTATTACGGGGATTTTGTAAAATTAACTAGCGGGTATATTGAAATCTTAGCAAACACTATTTCCAGTAACGTGGCAGTAGGTGTTTTCTTAGGATGTTACTATACCAATCCTACAACTAAACAGCGTCAATATGCGCAATATTATCCCGGCAACGTATTAGCTGGCGATATTACTGCAATTATCTGTGACGACCCAGATACAGTATTTAAAGTTGCTGTAACTACTGGCGCAAGTGCGACTACAATTGGTTCAGCTTCATCAATCATTGTTGGTCAAAACATGGCTGGTAATACACTAACTGGAAGTGCTTCTACTGGAAACTCTAGCGGTGCAGTTGTTGGTTCAACTCCAGCTTCTTCTACTGGTAACTTCCGTGTAATGAATCTAGTTCCTGATACTCAAGTTAGCTCTTCTGCTACATATGTATCCGGTACAGGTACTACTACACTAACTGTTGCTGGTTTAGCTGTTGGTCAAGTTATTCCAATCGGGACAGATGTATACAATGTAATTAATGGTCAGTTGCAGTTCACTGGCTCTTCAGTTACAACGGCTGCAACTGTGACTTCAGCTACTTCACAAGCGCTTACTGTAATTGCCTCAACAGCAACTATCAGTACGACTTATTCGCTTGCGTTAGTACAAACCCCAGAGGTACTCGTAAAGATTACTTTTGGTGCCCACCGCTACTATGTAGCTTAATCTAGGAGATATTAAATGGCTATTTCACGTGCACAACTATTGAAAGAGTTGCTCCCCGGATTGAACGCATTGTTCGGATTAGAGTATGCTCGCTACGGTGAACAACACAAAGAGATTTATGAAACTGAAACCTCTGAGCGTTCGTTTGAAGAAGAAACAAAACTGTCTGGATTCTCAGCTGCTCCTGTTAAAAACGAAGGTTCTGCCATCGCTTATGACAATGCACAAGAAGCTTGGACGGCTCGCTACAATCACGAAACTATCGCCCTTGGCTTTAGCTTGACTGAAGAAGCAATCGAAGATAACCTCTACGACAGCCTATCAGCTCGCTATACTAAAGGTCTAGCTCGTGCTATGGCTTACACTAAGCAGGTTAAAGCTGCTGCTGTAATTAACAACGGATTCTCTGCCGCTTATCCCGGTGGTGATGGTGTTGCTTTATTCAGCTCATCTCATCCGCTTATTAACGGCTCAACTAACGGCAACACTCCTTCTGTTGCAGCTGACTTGAATGAAACTTCGTTGGAAAACGCAGTTATTCAAATTGCAGCATGGACTGATGAGCGTGGTTTGTTAATTGCCGCTAAGCCTCGTAAATTAATTGTGCCTCCTGCACTACAGTTCGTAGCTACTCGTTTGTTAGAGACTGAACTCCGTGTTGGTACAACTGATAACGACATCAATGCGTTAAAGAACAACGGTTCTATCCCAGAAGGATATACAGTTAACAACTTCCTAACCGATTCAAACGGTTGGTATTTGTGTACTGATGTACCTAACGGTATGAAGCACTTTGTTCGTACACCATTGCAAAACAGCATGGATGGCGACTTTGATACTGGTAACGTCCGTTACAAGTCTCGTGAGCGTTATTCATTCGGTTGGTCAGACCCATTAGGTATGTACGGTAGCCCCGGCGCTTAATGGTTTTATGAAGACCCCGTTCAAAAGGCGGGGTTTTTTATTAAATATGTTGCACAATTTTAAATTTGTAGTATGATTAATTATCTGGGTAATTCCAGCTTATTAAACTGCCCCAGCAGACGATATACCGATTAATAAGCTTAACTTGTATATAGGAGAATCCTCATGGGTTTAGCTTCGCATTTAGGTCCTTGGTTATTAGGTACCGTTAAAAACACTACTGGCTCAACCGCTGGAACACTACGCAATATGGGCGCTACTATTGTTGCTCAGTCTATTGCGGTTCTTTATACAGACATTACTGCCGGAACATACGCATTTACAATACCAGCTGGCTCACAGATTTTAGACGCTCAGTTTAATACTACCGTTGCTTATGCAACTACTACACCTACATACGCTCTGTTTGTAAACGCTGTAGCAATTAACACCGCAGCTAACGGTAGCGTATTTACTAACACAGGTATTGTTAACTTGTTGCTTGGTAATAACAACGCAGCTGGTGCAGTGCTTTGTTCTAATGTAGGTACAGGCGATGCAATAATTACATTTACTCAAGCTAACGTAACAGCTACTTCTGGTGCTGGTATATTGACTATGAGATATATAGTTAAGCAGTCAGACGGTACATACGTTCCAACAGCACAACAAGCTTAATTAATCTGGGGGTTCGCCCCCTTTAACTTTAGGAGATTAATTATGGGTATGCAAACCGATGTTTTATCAGCGCATCTTAGCGCTGCTGGTACTTTTTATGCAAGTAATCGAACAAGGCTAAAAGGGATAATTGTTGCCCCTAAAGCCAGTACAGCCGCTACTTTTGAAATACGTACAACCAGCGCTACAGGTCCAATTATTTATACAATGGACATAGCAAGTCTTGGTACACCAAACACAACTTGTATATTAATTCCCGGTGAAGGGATTGTAGCAAAAGAAGGTTTATATTTAACTTTGAGTGTAGGTTCAGTAACTGGAATTACTATATTTTATGGCTAAGAAAAAAGGTCCGTCCCTCGCTATTGGTAGGGGTGAGAAGCTACCTGTATCTAAGGGGGCTGGTCTTACTGCCAAGGGTAGGGCTAAGTACAATGCGGCTACGGGGTCTAATCTAAAGGCTCCGCAACCACAAGGCGGTGCACGAAAGAGGTCATTCTGCGCTAGGATGTCAGGGATGCCCGGACCAATGAAAGACGAGAACGGCAAACCAACTAGGAAGGCTGCGAGTCTAAAAAGATGGAAATGCTAAACATGATGGAATTATGGACAAGTGCACTGACTATATTAATGGCAGTAATAGCCTATATGATGAATGAAAAGTTTACAGAGTTAGCCCGTATTGGTATATTGTTAAACAAAACCAGAGAAGAGGTAGCCCGTGATAACGTCACTAAAGCAGAAGTTGACCGCATTGTTGAACACATTGACGCAAGGTTTAACAAGCTTGAAAACAAAATTGACCAGCTTATTAGCAGATAAAGATGCCAAGTAGTTCTAAAAAGCAACACAATTTTATGGAAGCAATAGCACATAATAAAGCTTTTGCTAAGAAAGTGGGTGTCCCACAGTCCGTGGGGCGTGATTTTTCAAACGCCGACAAAGGCAAAACTTTTAAAAAAGGTGGTGATATTATGGCAACAAAACGAGACCCAAAAATGATGGCTGCATTAATGGCTGCTAAAAGAAAACCTGTAATGCCTGTAGGTGGACAAATGGGTATGGATAACCAGATGATGCAAGCTGGAACTCCACAGCCCGGAACTCCTGCCATGATGAAAAAAGGCGGAATGGCTAAAATGGCTAAAGGCGGAATGTCTAAAAGTGACGCCAAAGAAGATATGAAGATGGACAAATCTCAAGACAAAGCTATGATTAAAAAAGCTTTTAAACAGCACGATATGCAAGAGCATAAAGGTGGTAAAGGCACTAAACTAGCCCTTAAAAAAGGCGGCATGATGAAGAAAATGGCTGGCGGTGGTTTAGCTGCTGGGCACAAGTCTGCTAATGGTGTAGCCACAAAAGGTTTAACTAAAGGCACAATGATTAAAATGTCTAAAGGCGGAAAGTACTGCTAAATGAAACCTGTTAATGCTGAAGAAAATCCCGGATTAGCTAAGTTGCCTACGGAAGTTCGTAACAAAATGGGCTATATGAAAAAAGGTGGGCTTATGAAAAAAGCCAAAAGATTTGATGAAGGTGGCGAAATTGATGATATGCGGGACGAAGCCAATAAACAAGATATTGGCGATGATATACGTGCCCGTGCTAGAGCATTTGTAAATAAATCTAACGATACTGAATTAATTTCAGAGCCTCCAGTAAAAGCAATTGCAACTAAGACTGTAACTAAGATTAAGCCAACGCCATCATTTACAGTAGATAGAACGCCTGAATCAAAAAGTATGGCAAAAGCAATGTTAAGTGAAATTAAAAACCCGTCTAAGTCTGAGACTAAGAGTGTTTCAAAACTTTATGAGCCATTTGAAGGCAACTATATTCCGTCTAAAGCTAAGCCTAAAACATTGCAAGAAAAACGGGATATGAGAGAATCAAGAAGAGACTCTATAGTTAGCAAAATGTCTTCAGGTGGTAAAGTAAAATCTGCCTCTGCTCGTGCTGATGGATGCGCTATTCGTGGAAAGACTCGTGCATGAAAGCCTCTCGTGGAATGGGCGCAATAAACCCAGCCAAAATGCCTAAAGCAATAAAGAAAGCCCGTAGAGATGATACGGACTTTACTGAGTTTAATAAAGGCGGTAGAGTGGGAGAAGCTGGAGCTGCTATAGCAAAGAAATCTTTTTTAAAACCCGGTAAGTTAAAAGCTTCTGATATGTTAAAAGCTGGCGGTTTATATGAAAATATTAATGCAAAGCGTAAAAGAATTGCTGCTGGTTCTGGAGAGAAAATGCGGAAAGCTGGAGCCAAAGGTGCCCCCTCCGCAATGGATTTCGTCAATTCAGCAAAGACGGCTAAAAAGAGGAAGTAATGGCACTTACATCGGGAACTAGCGTATTTAACCTTGACTTGGTAGAAATGGTTGAGGAAGCGTTTGAACGCTGTGGTTCACAGTCTCGTACCGGTTATGATTTAAAAACAGCTAGAAGGTCTCTTAACTTGATGTTAGTTGAGTGGGCTAATCGAGGTATTAACTTGTGGACGGTTGAAGAGACAAGTATTATTTTAAATCCATACCAAGGTATCTATGCTGTTCCAGTAGATACGGTAGACATCTTAGACCTAGAAACACGTACAAGCAATGCCAATACAACTAACCAAACTGATATTAATCTTTCCCGCATATCTGAGCCTACTTACGCTACCATACCTAACAAGTTAACTACAGGTAGACCAATTCAGGTTTACTTTAATCGTCAATCTGGCAATAGCGATGTAACTGAATATCTGCTACAAACAGCTATTAGCGCAACAGCTACGACTATTACTTTAAAAACAGCAACAAACAGTAGCATTGCTAACTTAGACTTGCGGTCAACTGGTTTTATTAAGATTGGCAATGAAACTATTGCTTATACAAATATTGTTGGAAATCAACTTCAGAACTGCTGGAGGGGACAAAACAATACAACAGCAGCCACACATGCAATAGGAGACGCTATTACAGTGCAATATTTACCATGCGTTAACCTTTATCCTTGCCCATCAGACGGAACAGCTTATACGCTTGTTTACTGGCGTATGCGTAGGATGCAAGATGCTGGAGGTGGTGTTAATGTACAGGACGTACCATTTAGATTTATTAACTGTATGGTGGCTGGACTATCTTATATGTTAAGTGTAAAGATTCAAGGTACAGACCCACAAAGAATAACTTTCTTGAAAGCTGACTATGAAGACCAATTTGGTTTAGCTTCTCAAGAGGATAGAGAAACAGCGCCTATTCGTTTTGTACCACGCAATTTGTTTTATTCAAGATAATGCCTAGTAATTTTGCATCTGGCAAAAATAGTATTGCGGAGTGCGATAGATGCGGACAACGATATAAATTAACTGAGTTAAGAAAACTTGTAATTAAGACTAGGCTTGTTAGTATAAAAGTATGTAAAGAGTGTTGGGAACCTGACCAACCTCAGTTACAATTAGGTATGTATCCGGTCAATGACCCACAAGCAGTAAGGGAGCCAAGACCAGACACAAGTTATTATGCTTCTGGAACAAGTGGATTACAAACGCAAAACGGGGATAATAATACCGTAGATGAAGCTGGTTACCAAGAAGGCGGTAGTAGAGTATTTGAATGGGGTTGGTACCCTGTTGGTGGTTCTAGAAGTTTTGATAGAGCTTTAACTCCCAATGCGCTAGTTGCAACGGGTACTGTAAATAGTGTAACAATCTCAACAACTTAGGAGTTTAATATGGGATTTAGAAAAGCAGCCGATGGCATTACTAAAACTGGAAAAACTAAAGGCACAAACCTTGGTGATTCTGGACCAAATGTAAAAATTGAAAACGGACCTATGAAACATACTGTTGGCAAAACCAACAAGAATATGAAGTCTATGGGACGGAATATGGCTAAAGTAGCCGCACAAAGGGGCAGATAATGGCAAAGTTCTCTAACAAAGTAATGGGCAAGGAAGTTGGTTCTGCCTCTGTTTATGCTGAGCCACATACTATGGACGGTAAATCAATGAAGACTGCTGACATTGGTTATAAAACAGACCCTAATTCAATGAGTGCTGTAGAGTCTTTACCGGGT